AGGTCATCCAGCCGTACCAGGAGGTGAACATGCCCTGGACGCCGGCGATCATCTGGCCAAAACCAGCCTGGATCTTCTTGGTGTCGCCGGTGAAGACGCCGACCAGCATGGTCCAGCCGCCTTGCAGCACGCTGATGAAGCTGGTGAAGGTGGCGCTGATGCCGGCCACCATGGCGTTCACGCCGGTGCGGAACCACTCAACCTTGTGGTAGGCGAAGGTGAAGGCTGCACCGATGCCGATGATGCCGGCGACCACCAGGGTGATCGGGCCGGCGGCCACGGCCAGCACGGTGCCGATGCCGGCCAGGACGGGGAATGCAGCGGTGAGCGCACCGATGGCCGTGCCGATCGTGCCGATGGCGGAGACCACCCCGGCGATCACCGGCAGCGCCACCACCAGGCCGGCCAGGCCCGCAGCGATCACGGTGACGCCGGTCATCAGGCCTGGGTTGGCGGCCGCCCAGTTGCCGATCCCCTCGGCGATCGGCGTGATGATCTCCGCCATGCGCGTGAGCGGGGGCAGGAGGGCGTTGCCGACCGCGATGCCGAGCCGCTGGGCAGAGTTCTGGAAGCTGGTCAGCGTGCCCTGGAAGGTGGCCAGGCTGCGCTGAAAGTCCTTGTCCACGGTGCCGGCCGCGGCAGCCCCGCCGGCTTCGGCCTTCAGCTGCTCGTACTCCTTCCGGTACTTCATCAGGGACATCAGGGCCAGCTTGGCCTCCTTGTCCCCGAAGATCTGGGAGAGCTTGAAGACGTCGCCGCCGGTCACCTTCTGCAGCTGATCGAGGGCGGCCTCCATCGGGTTGATGCCCTTGGCCTTGGCGTCGTTCAGCACCTGCTCAATGTTCACGCCGAACTTGGAGAAGCGCTTCACCGCGTCGGGGGCGGTGAGCTTCAGCATCGCATCGGTGAGGCGGGTGGCGGCCTGGCCAGCGTCGGGCGCATCCTTCCGCACCATCTGCATCATGGCGGCCAGGGAGACAGCCCCCTTCTGGCCCTGGATGCCCAGGCTGCCGGCTGCGGCGGCGATGGTGGGCATGAACTGCGCCATGTCCCGCAGCTCGAAGGCGCCCTGCTTGCCGGCGAAGGCCAGCGCATCGAAGGTGGCCTTGAGCTCCGTCGGTCGGATCTTCAGCGCGTTCTGCAGCTGGAAGCCGGTCTTGGTGACGTCGAGCAGGTCGGAGTTGGTGGCGGTCGCCACCTTGCCCAGGGACTCCATTGATGCGACGGCGTCCTTCAGCCCCAGGCCCTGGGCCACCAGGTCCTGGATGCCAGCCGCCAGCTTCTCCGGCGAGAGGTTGGTGAGGTTGCGGCCGCTCAGGCGTAGCAGCTCACCGGACAGGCCCTTGAGCTCCGACTGGCCGATGTTGGCGGTCTTGCCGATGTCGCTGAGGATGAGCTCGAAGCTGGCCGCCTGGCGAATGCTGGCCCCGAGGGCCACGCCGATGCCGGCCGCGCCGACGGCAGCCTGCTGCCACAGGGCGTTGTCGAACATGCCCTTGAAACCCTTGCGACCGGCCAGCGCCGCGTCGTTCATCGTGCGGTTCACGTTCCGCCCGAACGACGACACCTGCATCTGCGCGGTGCGCAGTGATGCGCCGAGGCTGGCGGCGATCTTGCCGCCGATCTCGACCGTGATCTTCTGCGCGCCGCCGCCGATCATGCCTTCATCCTCTCCGCGATCTCATTGTCGACCAGCTCGGCCTGCTCCAACCACAGCCAGAAGTCGTCCAAGTCGATGTCGAGGATCTCGGCCAGGCCCCAGCCGGTAGCCTTCGCCAGGACGATGACGGCCCGGCGAAGGGTCTCCACTGCTACGACCTGGCCTGCCTGAAAGCCACGACCTGGGCCTCCAGCTTGCCCCAGTTGGCGTCGTCAAGCTGCATGATCTCGTCCACCGGAACCTCGCAGAGGTTGGCGATGAGATGCACGGCCTGCTCGCCCTCGTTGGTTGAGGCCTTTGCGGCCTCGACGCGATCGCGGACCTTGGGCCGGCGCATCACGATGAAGTCGACCTCGACACCGCCGATCATCTCGGGGAAGTCGAAGAGCACCTTGGCGGTGCCCTCAGGACGCTTCTTGCTGCTCATGGATTAGACCCCGATTGCGGTGCGGATGGTGGCCAGCTGATCCTGGCCGTTGATCCGGCGGATCATGTTCACCTTGTCGATCTCCACCAGCTCGCGGCCGCCGATGGTCAGCTTGTAGTAGCGCAGGCTGTAGGTGAAGGTGCCCGAGGTGGGATCGCCCGCCACCCAGTCGCCCTTCTCCAGCTGCTTCACTACGCCGGTCATGTTGACCACCACCGGCACGGCGTCCTCGCCGTCACGGCGCATGGCCCCGCGTGCGGTCATCTGCGTGTTGGGCGAGGCCAGGCCGTACAGGGCGATGATGTCGGGGTTGTACTCGGCCAGCTCGAAGGTGCCCTCCAGCTTCTCCATGCCCATGTCGATCTCGACAGGCGCATCCATGCCGCCGCCCCGGAACTCCTCCATCTTGGTGGTGAGGGTTGGCAGGGTGAGGGTCTGGATCAGGCCGGCGAGGCCGCGGCCGTCGACGAACAGGCTGAAGTTCTTGAGGTGACGGGGGATCTGGGCCATGGGTCAGTCCTGCAGTGTGAGCGGTGTGATGGTTCAGGCGAACAGGTCGGTGATGTAGGTGTTCACCAAGTGGCTGCGGAAGGTGAGCCGCTCAGCCGGGAACGGCGGGGTGAAGTCGAAGTCGAAGAACACCTGGCCGTTGCTGATGCTTACGGGGGTGTTCAGCTCAGGGTCTACCCAGACGTCGCCGCCGAGGATTGCGCCCCGGGCCTTGAGGCTGCGGAGGTATTCGCGCACCGATTCCTGCACCTCCTCGAGGTAGGTGGCGGTGATGCAGCGATCGACGGCCCAGAGGTGGCCGCGCAGGATCGACTCGTTGATCATGTCCGCCGTGCGGCGGACGGAGAGGAAGGCGTACTTGGGATCGGCCGCCAGGGTGCGGTTGCCCCAGAGGCGGAAGCCTTGCTCGCGGATGATGGTGGCGATCTTCTGCTCGTTGAGCAGGTTGGCGCGGGAGGTGTAATCGCCGAGGGCGAAGTCGATCGCCCTGGCCGTGCCCTCGATGCCGTTGATCTCGTTGTTGGAGGGGGACCACCAGAATCCGCGCTCGTTGTCGACCTTGTTGATCAGGCCGGCGACGGCGGAGGATGCGGGGATGCTGGAGCCATCGACGAGGACCCAGGGATCAACGACGTAGATGCGGTCGGAACCGAAGTCGTCGCCGATCTGGATGGCGTCGGCGTCGGTGGTGTTGGGGCCGTCGGCGACGATCACCGCGCGCAGGCGCTGGGCGATGCCGACCAGCTCGGCCAGCAGCTCGGAGCGGACGGTGCCGCGGGTGACGGTGCCGGCCACCGCCTGCACGCCACCGGCCGGGGGGGCGCCGATCGTGATGGTCGGGTTGGTGGTGTAGCCCTTGCCGGGGTTGGTGATGGTGATGCTCACCACCTTGCCGTGGTTGCCACCGGTGCCGAGCACCGCCACGGCGGTAGCGCCGGAGCCGCCGCCGCCGGTGATGGTCACAGCCGGGGCAGTGGTGTAGCCCGAACCCTGGGTCTGGACCGCGATCGACAGGATGCCGTTGCTGGTGCGCTGGTGAGTGAAGCCAGGAGCGATGAGGATGCGAGGTGCGAAGCCGACGGCGTTCTCCGCCGCGAGGAAGGCGTGCACGCCCTCGTAGGCCCCGGTGGCTCCGTCGATGCCGCCCACCACGTTGTCGATGGTTGCGCCCTCGTTCGCGCCCTGCTCGACGCGGATCACCACGACGACCGCGCCGGCCTGGTCGTAGATCAGGTCGAGCGCCGGCTGCAGCGTGCCGTCTTCACCCAGGCCGGCCATCTCGCCGCGGCGGGTGACCAGCACCGGAGTGTTGAGGGGGAACTTCTCATCGTCCGCGTCGGGTGCAGTGCCGATGAGGCCGATCACCGAGGATCGAACGGTCTGGATCGGCCGGGCCCCAGTGTCAATCTGGAGGACCTCTACGCCGTGGAGAAAGGTCGTTGTCATAGGTAGGAGGGTCCTCCTGTCTGGTTGATTCTAGGGGTGCCGGCCTGGGTCTCACTCCCAGGTGATGTTCACGGCGCCTGCGTCGAAGGCGTCGGTGCCGTTGGCGGTAACGATGCGCAGGTAGTTGAGCACGCCGGCCAGCTCGATGAAGCCGCCGGAGACAATCGCGCCAGCCGTGCCGCCCGTGACCAGCTGGCCGGATGCGACCCAGGAGTTGCCGCCGATGTTGTTGAAGGTGAGAGTGCCGAAGTGGCTGTAGCTGGCGGCGTTGCTGAAGATGGGGATGCCGTTGGTGGAGCTCACTGGCGCGACCCCGCTGGCCCAGGAGAAGACGCTGTGGCCGGTGTAGCCCGACGTGGTGGGAGCGCCGCCGGTGCCGAGCTGCACCAGGATGTTGGACGTGCCGTTGGTGGAGACGAACCAGAGGTGCAGGGTGACCCGCCGGGCCCAGGAGGGGATGCCGGTGAACTCCTTGGCCACGCCACTGGTCGTGGCCTGCTGGGTGCCGAGACGGATCAGCGACTCGCCCATGTCGTTGCGGCCGAGGCTGTTGTCTTGAACGTCAGCTCCTGTGATGGTCGAGTCCGACACCATGGCGCCGGGAATCCTTTGCAGTGGCATGGGTCAGTATTTGATACAGGGGAGCAGAGCAATGTTGCGCGGGCGCGCCTCATTGCCGCCGCTGGCTTGGATGCTGATGCCGGTAGTCGCGCTCCCAGTGGATGGCTGTACGGGTTGACTATCGAGCGAAAAATTGCTGGGCGACCCGCCGCGATCGGTATCCCCAGTGTTAACCGGCACCAAATAGTTCAGCGCATGATTATGCCCTGGGTCTGTCACGCCATGGCTGTGAATCTTGTTCTCGTCGCTTTGTGCGCTACCAAACGCTCGGCCTGGGTCCACTCCCCTGCCACCATCCCAGCCGCGAATGAACTCGCCGCGCAGGTCGGGCAGTTTGCCCGCCCCTCCATAGAACGTGCCTAGCGCTGCGAAGAGCGCTGAGAAGTTGGCTGTCACACCCTGCACGGTCCCGACACCGTTTGGAACCGTGCTGCCATCTGCAATCAGGAAGCCGGCAGGCGCTGTTGATGCTGCCAGGTAGAACACGGCGGCGACTGGCACCCTCACGGCTGGATGGAGCTTTGGCGTCGTCACTGCTTCGTCGCGCAGCTTTGGCTCCGTCACCGAGTCATCAGCCGGCGCGCCAGCAGACGCTACGCCCAACGCCAGCACACGCACCACGGTCCCGACCGGAACGCCCTCGCTCAGCGTCAGCGAGGTGCCAGCCTGGTTAAGGCTGTACTCGCTGGTCGGCTGCACCACGCCGTCCACCGTCACCAGCGCCGATGGCTTGTTGATCACCGGCGTCGACAGCGTGAACACCGACTGGTTGGCGGTGGCGATGAACACCATCTCCGCCTGGGTCTGGCCCTGCACGTAGCGCGCGTCGCTCTGCGTCTTGGTGTAGACGTCTGCGGAGTTGGCCTTCTGCGCAAGCAGATTGGTGATCGTCGCGGCGAAGTTGGGATCGTCGCCCAGCGCGGCCGCCAGCTCGTTCAGGGTGTCGAGCGCACCGGGCGCCCCCTGGATCAGTCCCGTTACCAGCGCGTCCACCTCGGCCTTGGTGTACCGGGCGAAGATGTCGGCATCGATCGACTGCAGCGCCGCCCGCAGGCGCGCCACGTCATCCGCCAGCAGATTGGCGAAGTTGGGCAGCTGGTAGCTGCGGTTCGTTGTCCGATCGTCGATGGCCATTGGATCAGATCACCACGAGACGGAGCTGGCGGAGCTGCGGCCGGGCCGCCGCAGACCCGCTGATCGTGATGCGCACGCGGGTTTGAGAACCACCATTGGCGAAGTTGGCCACGGTGTGCACTTGCTCCGTCCATCCGTCGCCCACTCCTGCAGTGCTGCTGACCGCAACCACCTCCCACGCCAAGTCCGCCCTCTGGATTTCGACCAGCACGCTCGATGCCCCGGGCAGCAGCGCCTCGAAGGTGCAGCTCACCTTCGCGCCCGCGGCGCAGGGGACAGCACGGCTCACATAGGTGCCGGTCTCTCCGAGGTTGCCCAGGACCGTCTGCGTGCCGGCGAACAGGTAGGGGCTCAGGGTGGTGGTGCCGCGCAACACCGCCGAGAGGGTCAGCGGCACGTTCACATCTTCCGCCAACCGGATCAGGGCATTGTCCGCGCCGCGGATCTCAGAGCCATCAGGGCGAGTGAAGATGAACTCGGCGTTGGTCTCGGAGCTTACCCGCTCCACACCGGCCAGCGCCACCAGGTCGGTCGTGTCGCCAGCGGCGGCCAGGATCGTGCCTGTCGCAGGCGTGGCCGGGTTGTTGGCCACCGTGTAGGTGAACACCGTGGGGCTGGTGACGGTGACCGTGAATGCGCCGTTGTAGTTGGCCTGGGTCGCGCCACTGACCACCACTTTCTGGCCGGTCAGGAACCCGTGCGGCGTGCTGGTGGTGAGCGTTGCGGTCGATCCCGATCGAGTCAGGCTAGACACCGCAGCCCCGCGCACCGGGCCCAGGTTGATGGTCCTGGTGGTGCTGGAGAACAGTGCCCCGTACATGCGGAAGGTGAGGTCCGACTCCTGCACCGGCGTCCAGGTCGAGGCGTTGCTCGACTTCAGCATGGTGCCGATCGTGTACGGCTGGCTGGTGACGAACTGCTGGGCGGCGCTGTCGAACTTCCCGAGCTCGGCCAGGCCCACCGCGTGGTTGGCGTCATCGGTGAGCAGCACCATCGCATACTCGACGCCGGCCTGCAGGAACACCGGCCGGGTCAGGCTGATCTTGTTCCACTGCCCCACCGTGATCGCCGTGCCCTGCAGCACCCCCTCTGCCAGGGTGGTGGCGTTGGGCAGGCCCACCTCTGTCTCGCGGATCTCCAGGTAGACCTTGTTGGCGGTGTTGCCGACGGCGGTGAACTTGAAGTCCACAGCGGTCACATGCCGCGACTGATCGATGCGGAAGGTCTGGGCCAGCGGATCCCAGAACCGCGTCTCGATGGTGGTCAGCTGCCGCTGCGTGCGGGTGAGGATCGTGCCGGAGCCGATGAAGCGCGCAGCGCCGAAGCTGCCCTGGTTGCCCAGGAAGGTGACGCGCTTCGTGCCGACGGGCACGTTGGCGGGGATAGTGAACGACCCCGAGATCTGACCGGCTGGGTTTGCTGTAAGGGGCATGGCTATCAGGGGGTGACGTCGATCCCGTCGAACTTGACTTCGGTGAGGGTCTCACCAGGGTCGAAGCCCTCAAGGGTGAAGTTGACCTGGATCTGGCGAAGGAACTCAGCCGGCCGCTCGGTTTCGCTGAGCAGCTCGGTGCGGGTGGTGCTGGTTACGCTGTCGATCGCAAACCGGCCGGTCAATCCGAGCCAGGTGTTGATCTGCTGCACAACTGGGCTCGACCAGATCGTGTCGATGATCGTGAAGCGATCGACTGCAGGGGTGAGCACCACCGCAGCAGGGATTGGATCGAACGCCTGGTATGGGTTGATCTTGCTGCTGCCCGTCTGCCGCGTCTGCTCCAGGATGATCTCCTCGGTGTAGGGGAGCATCCAGTCCTGGGTGTTGTTCGTCGCGGCTTGGTAGACGGTTGGCGCGATCGGCAGCTGCAGGGTGCCGTCAACGATCGCAGCGGTTTGCGTGATGCCCTGGTCGCGCAGGTCGTCGTCCAGGAATGGATCGACGAAGACGCCGCGCTTGCTGCTGGGCTCGCGGCTGCTGATGTCGTTGCGCAGTCGCTCCACCGCCACCAGGTCGAACAGGTCGACGATCAACGAGCGCATGCGCTCCAGCTGGTCGAAGGGCAGCGCGCGGATGCCGTCGTTGCTGACGGTCGGCGTCTCGCCCCACTTCTGCTCGACCGTCGCCAGGCTCAGCAGGCCAGACGGCACTGAAGGCGGCAGCGGGTTGAAGCGGGTGCTGATCCCCTTCACCCGGGAGAAGTTGCCGTCGCGGTCGATGCACAGCCGGTCGTAGCGCGGCAGCTTCCACCGGTAGTCGGTGAGCACCAGCGTCCCGTTCACCGCGCCGCTCACCGTGAACGTGCCGGCCTGGAGGTTCACGGCCGTGGGGGTGACGTTGCCCAGGTAGCGGTAGGTGATCGAGTAGGTAGAGCCAGGGGCTGGCTCAGCGCCGCCGGGGCTCCAGTCCACCTTGTCGCCGTTCAGGAAGTAGTCGGTCGTCGCTGTGTAGGTGGTGCCGCCCTGCGTGATGCTCTGGATGCTCAGCACCGACACATCCGGCAGGGTGTCCTGACCGCCGCTGGCGCCGCCGCGGGTGATGGTAACGGTCTTCTGCCTGGTGATCACCACCTCGAGGATCGACTCGACGGGGAAGCGGTTCAGCTGGATGGTGGCGCTGCCGCCGGTCGTGCCGGTGAAGGTGTCGGGCTCAGCGTCGACCAGCTCCAGATCGGGGTCTTCTGCGTAGTTCAGCCGGGTGGATGCCAGCTTGTCGATCTTGTAGCCGAAGATGTTGCCGGTGCCGTCCTTCACCGAGAAGGCGTTGACGCCAGCAGCGAGGCCCAGGGCGGTGACGCTGAGGCCGGTGACGATGTAGTTGCCGTTGCTCTCGCGGTCGTAGCGGGCCAGCGCTTCGGTGAACGCATCGCCGAAGTTGTCGCCGCCTGGGTTGAGCAGCGTGCCATCGATGATCGTGTAGACCGGGTAGAAGGTGCCGGCGCCGCCGTCGCCCTCGCGGCCCCAGGAGGCGGTGACCTGCAGACGGCCAGCGCCAGGCTCGGTGTAGTTGCGGGTGTTGACGGCCGGGTCGCGCAGGTCAGGATCTTCGACCTCCGTGATCTCTGCATCGACCAGGTAGACGCCGACCCGCACAATGCCGACCAGCGAGATGGTGAGGTTGGCCGCGGCCACCTCACGCATCGCGCCGCGCAGGTAGATCAGGCTCAGCGGGCAGGCAGCGGTAGTGCCGTTGATCGTCGGCGGCGTGCCGCTGATCACAGCGCCATCCTTGAACACTGCATCAGCGATCCGCTTCAGGCGGTCGATCAGCGTGCTCTGGACCTCGTTGAGCTCTGCCGACTGCAGGCCCTTGCCGGCGCGGAACAGCAACTCGTCGTAACGGTCGCCAGCGCTAAAGCGGTTGTAGTAGCCAGCGAGAGGCATCAGAAGGTCACCACGAACTCGAACAGCTGACGGGTTGTGATCTCTCGGATGATTGGCGCCCGTCGCTCAATCACCAGCATGGTGCCAGGCTGCGCCATCTCTGCCGGGGTCAGGTAGAACTGGCCAACGGGGACAGGGGCAATGGCAACGGTGTCGAGGAAGATCGCCTGCTCGCGGATGGTGGACCCAACCCCATCAGCGAAGTCGAAGTGAAACTTGAAGTACAGGCTATTGGTCGGCGTGCTGGTGACGCTGAACTTCCCATCCGGGACACTGATCGCCCCGGCTGAATCCGGGACGCAGAAATCAACCTGGGCAGCCTTGCGGCGACCCACCTCTGCGAGAAGGGCAGTGGCATTCGCGGGTGGCGCCGGAGGAGTGCTCCCCCAGCTGGACGATCCAGATCCCCATGCCAGGTGGGCGGTGCGGCTCCTGATCGCCGAGGCGATGAGGACACGGCCAGACGTGGTCAGGATTGCGGCCATGCTCGCCCCTTGCGTGCGCCCAGTTTAATCGCTTTCAACGTCAAGGCTCCCACGGCATCGGCATCGGCACCATGGACGGGGTGCGCTTTGCGGCCAGCATCTCTGCCAGGCCGGTGCGCATCTGGGCCACCGTCGGCTCCTCATCACCGGCGCGGGCGTCGATCGCAGCCTCTAGCCAGTCGATCACCACGGGCTGCGTCAGCTCCTCAAAGGGGGTGAACGCACTGGGGTCGGCATCACCCAAGAGCGCGTCGCCATAGATGTCGAGGGTGTTGGTGCCGTCGGCTCCGAACAGGCGCCAGTGGATCTTGCGGACGACGTTGGTGAGGGCGCCTTCGGTGGGTGCGGCATCGAGGCGCTCGATGCGCCAGGCGTAGGTGATGGCGGGTTCAGCCATTGGCGGGGTTCTCCTCGGGGGTGGGGGCGGGGTTGGCGTCGCCCTTGGGGACGATCTCGACAGCTTCCAGGAAGGCGCCGAGCTGCTGAGCGGCAAACTGCTGCAGCACGGTGTCCCCGCTGGCCCGTGCTGCGGCGTAGGAGTTCACGATGGTGATGAGTTGGTCTTGCATGGCAAGTGGTGGTGTCAGGCCCCGATGAGGCCGTGGGAGGTGAGGTCGTCGATGAGCGCTTTGACGCGCTCGGCCAGCTGGGTGACGGTGACGGTGGCGGTGGCGAACGCAGTGCGGGTGGCGGTGCCGGTGGGCGGCCCCCAGCCGGTCTTGCGGGAGCCGACGACGTTGTTGGTGCCGACTCTGTAGCTGTCGGCGGTGTTGGTGAGTTGGATGTTGCCGGTGACGGAGAGCCGCTCAGTGCCGCTGGTGTTGTTGATCAGGACGTTGCCAGAGGAGGAGATGATTAGGCCAACCGGCAGATTTGGTATCGACCCGGCTAGGGCCAGCGGTCTGTACGAAAAACGCATAGCGGCCGAGATCGTATCCGGCGACGTAGGGGAATCGACGAATACATTTACCGAGCCACACTGAGCAATCAGCCCCGACTGATTGCGGGCCTCAAAGTTGATGCTCCCAATGTTGTCACCAACTACAGCAAGGCTGGCGTCAGACCTCTGTTTCTCTAAAAAGATTGTTGCTGGTGTTGCATCGTTTCTGTCAAGCCTGATCAGCTGATTTACGTTGCTCGTCCAGATTTGGCTCCAAGTGTAAAGGCCCGCTTGAGTAAAGACAGAGGCGTGCAGCCTGCCATTGCTGCCCAGCACTATCGCCCCAGGCATTGCAGCGGCGGCATACGGCACCGGCAGCTGTACTACCGCGAGGGCTGCAGTGCGCAGTTGTTTGCCAGAGCCGGTCTTAAGCCTGTCCATCGTCATCAGGGTGCCTCCGTATCGGGCGAATGGTTGGCGGCCTCCAGCTCGACGGCGGTGCCGATGATCGTGATGGCGTTCGCCACCTCTGCCCGAATCTGCAGCCGCCCCCCTGGCTGCGTATTGGTCAGGTCAGTTTTAAGCAGCCGCAGGCCCTGCGTCAGCAGGAACACCGACTCGTTCGCCGGCACCGCCACTTGCGGCGACACCCGAATCGCCTGACCGCTGGCGCCCTGCAGCAGCATCTGCAGCTCGACCCACCGGGTCGTGGCAGTGGTGTTGATCGCCTGCAGTGGCGTCTCGAAGAACACCTCTCCAGGTCGCAGCTCGCGGCCGTTGTCTGCCGGGTCACTCGCCGTTCCATCGTCGCCGCTGGCGGGGATCGAGAAATCTGGCGCCTCGGCGATCGTGCTCCATGTGGTGTTTACGAAGCCGTCGTTGGTCGTGGACGGGATGAACAGCAGCAACGGCTTCCCGCTGCTTGGCTGATCGGTTCTGATGCGGGGCATGTCAGTAGCTCCTGGAGATGATCGCGCGAGTGACGCGGCTGCGGATGGCAGAGTCGAACGGCGGGCCGCCCAGCTGGCCGCTGCGCGCGTCAATGGTCAGGCCACCGACGAACACCGCGTTACCGACGTCATCCTGGCCGCTGAAGCGCACCTGGCCACCGTTCTTCTGCACGATCGAGCGCTTGATCTGCCGGGCGGCCTTGGCCGGCGGCACCCGGTAGAACTCCACGCCGGAAAGCGGTGCTGTCCACTGGTGGTTGATCGCCGTGATGAGGCTGCGCAGCTTGCGCCGCACTGGCTCCACCGGTGACGGCGCCGGGCCCTGGCCCACCTCAAACCAGTGGTTGTCGAGCGTGGCCTTCAGCCGGGCCACCAGGGCGTTGGTGAAGGCCGCGGCGGCGGTGGTGAGCTGCCCCCCGGCGATCAGCTGCACCACCAGCCGATCCCAGCTGGCCTTGAAGGCCGCGTGGAAGGGATAGCTGTAGACGCAGGTGCCATCAAACTTGAACATCCCCTCGGCGAAGTTACGCATCGGCCGGTCGAAGCCGTGAACCAGGCAGGCGGACAGCGCATCGAGGAACAGGCCTGCATCCGCTCGGGTCAGGGGCTGATAGGACGCTGGCCACGAGCCGGCTCCGTAATTCGCCACCAGGAACGCCCACATGCTGTCGATCAGCGCGGTCCTTTGCGAGTTGATTATAGCCGCGGCCCCGGCCTGTACGGCAATCGAACCGGCGGCCACCTTGAGGGGCACCACCTGCTGCGTGCTGCCCTCGCTCCAGAAGCTGTAATCGCCGAACTGCGAACTCGATCCGCTGACCACCATCTGCCCACCATCGAGGCACATGAAGTGCCGGTGAGCCCCGACGCCGATAGCGTTGACCGGGTTGATAAAGCCGCGGTTCCTGGCCACATAGCCCATCCCATTAGGCGTGCTTGGGGTGAACCCCCACGTCATGATGTTTGGATAGACCGTGTAGGCCGACAGCACCGAGGCATCAGCCAGCACACAGCCACCCCCGCGCGGGTGAGCCGGGTTGCCGTTCACCGCATCCATCGGCAGCGGTGTTGGAATGCCGCTGATAGAACTCGACACCACGCAGTTCTGCCCATACGGCACACCACCTGGCAGGATGACGGCGCCAGGCCGGAAGGTCATGGCGAAACCCTTGGTAGGGTTGTCGAAATCATCGATCCGCCAGCCGGCGAACTTCACGCCATAGATATGAACACCATTGCCGCAAAGAAAAACATTGCGCTGTTCATTGCCTGAAGTCGGACGCACAGTCGCCCGCCGCTGCATGTTATGGCTGGTGATCGTAGTATTATCGGGCGTAGGAATTTCGCCGGCTGAATAAACATCCCCGAGCAGTTTGACGGCCCAACCACTTGGGTTGGGCTGGCTTTCAATTATCTCTAGCGCACGTTCGACGTGAGCGACCGGTGCCGCTTCATTCCGCCCGGTGGCAGCATTGCTGCCGTCAGGTGATACATAGATCGTTTTGTAGACTGGATGGTTCGGCACCGCGCCAAGCGCCAGAATGAACGAACGAAGTCGCCCAAGATCAGTCTTTTTGTTCCGGTCTACTCTTTCAGGCTCGCTGACATCGATAACCGGCAGCAGATCGTCGGTGACCGGGTCCGTCAGCGAAGGCAATTCACTAATTCGGCGGGGTTGAAGCGTCATGATTCCGGCCCTCTAGCTGGTAGTCTGCATGCTACTGCTGATCACCACGTTCGCGCTCGCCCACGTCTCGCCTTCAAGCCATCCGAAGGACGACCAGGTTTGCCCAGCGTAATTGGCCCCAACGCCCTCCAGCGTCGTCAGCAGCGAAGGGTGGTTTAACTTGTGCCATTC